TATCGGATAGCGACCATGTTGTAAAAACAGGCGCTAAGGTGATGGTGACTGATGACACCCTGTTTACCGTTACGGGTAGTATCCAAATTCTTAGCCTTGTGTCGGAGTGTGTAACAGCCAATAACGCTACTGCATCGACATTGCTGTGGAAGTTTACTACAGCTGCGGCGAGTCCGCTGACCACAAACCTGTCCGCCGCCTCTACCACGCTGGCTAGCACCGTTTCGGGTTACGCAGTGGTACTAGCAACCTCGTCCTCGTTGGGCGAAGCCCCCAATCAGGGTGCCTCGGGGGTACTGCTTAATACACCCCAGCGTGGCGTAAGGGTTCCTGCCGGAGCAGTTAAGATAACCATCGGCGTGGGTTCCACTACCGGCACATGGCAGCATTACATACGGTATGAGCCTCTTGAAGATGGGGCTTACGTGGTTGCTAACCAGTAACACTGACGGTGTATTATGGCCAAGAGTCCACCCAAGAAGAGTACGGTAAACGCGGCAGGGAACTACACGAAGCCGACCCTCCGCAAAAAAATTGTGGCCCAAGTAAAAGCGGCAGCAACCCAAGGTACTGGCGCTGGAAAATGGAGCGCGAGAAAAGCGCAACTTGTTGCTAAAAAATACAAAGACGCTGGCGGAGGTTATCGTGATTGATCAACAAATGATTGATGGGCACATGCTGGATTGCGCTATTCATGAGGAAGGCCCTTGCACTTGTGGTACTGAAGAAGAGCTTGAGGCCATAGCGCGTGAAGAGGCGGGTGAATAGTTTAGATGAAAGCACCTCAGAAATCCCTCAAAGATTGGGGCGATCAGAAATGGTCCACAAAAAGTGGAAAAAAATCTTCTGATACTGGGGAACGGTATTTGCCAAAAGCCGCAATTGAAAGCCTTACCGCTGCGGAGTACGCCGCAACGACAAAGGCGAAGCGGGCGGGTAAGAAGGCCGGAAAGCAGTTCGTAGCGCAACCCAAAAAGATCGCAAAGAAAACAGCGAGATTTAGGTAATGGAAATCAAGACTTCCGTTAAATCTGGAAATTTCCGGCCTACAAAGTCGGGTGCAGGCATGACGGAGAAAGGGGTAAAGGCTTATCGTAAGGCTAATCCCGGCAGCAAGTTAAAAACAGCCGTTACTACAGATAAACCGTCTCCAGCAGAGGCGAAGAGAAGAAAGTCGTATTGTGCTCGATCTGCAGGGCAGATGGCGCAGTTTCCAAAGGCAGCAAAAGACCCCGATAGCCGGTTGCGTCAAGCGCGTAAACGGTGGAAGTGTTAACAACTCAAAGGTGATTATCATGGCTGGACGTGGAATGGGTATTGCCACTCAAGGTGGCGGAGCAGTGAGTTCAGGTCCCCGGAACAAGGTAAAAAGTAACCCTGCAGCCAAATCAACGGGCATCCCGATGATGGCCAAAGGCGGCGCGGTTAATCAACACAAGCGCATGGCGATGGGCGAAACGGCTATGGCTAAAGGCGGAATGGCCAAGAAAACTAAGAAGATGCGTAAAGGCGGCTGTGCGTAATGGCGACTTCAGGGACGACTGACTTTACGCTGTCAATCGACGATCTCGTCGAGGAGGCGTTCGAGCGTTGTGGGATGCGGATGACCGCCGGTTATCAGCTCTCCAGCGCCCGCAGGTCTCTCAACCTGTTGTTCTTAGATTGGGCGAACCGTGGGTTAAACCTGTGGACCATTGAGCAGGCGACCTACGCCATTGTGCAAGGATCTCGCGAGCTGACGTTGGCAGCTGACACCATCAACGTGTTGTCAGCCGTTATCCGAGTGACCACGGGTGGCCAGCAGCAAGACATCTCAATGGATCGCATCAGTCGGGAGGAGTATCTGAACCTTCCCAATAAACTCACGCAGGCGCGACCCGCGCAGTACTACGTGCAGCGAGCGAACCCCACACTGGTGTACCTGTACCCGGCATCAGACCAGTCGTATTCGTTTATCTACTACCGTATTCGACGTATTCAAGACGCGGGGGATTACACCAATACCTCCGACGTTAACTATCGATTCCTGCCGTGTTTGGCCTCTGGATTGGCGTACATGTTGGCGTTAAAATACACGCCTGAGCGCATGGCTGCCCTAAAGCAGATCTACGAAGAAGATTTCCAAAGGGCAGCGTTAGAAGACCGGGATACGGCAAGCGTCCATTTCATTCCTGATTTCGGGAGATGAGATGGCATTTGCAAGCGGCAAGTTTTCGTTTGGCCTGTGCGATACGTGCGGTCAGCGGTATCCGTACAATGTGTTGCGCAAGAACTGGCGCGGCTTCATGGTATGCCCTGAAGACTACGAGCCAAAAGAGCCGCAGTTATTTCCGCTGAAGTACCGAGGGGACGCGATTGCACTGCGTGATCCGCGCCCGGATAGGATTGAGCCGGTAGTAGTGTTCGTTGGGTTACCCGGATATTCCGCATTCCAAAGTATCGGAAGCGCGTCAGACACGAATGACATGCAGCCATTCCCGACGCAGCGTCCTGTCGAGGGTGTGGGTAGTGTTGGGACAGTAACCATAGTGATCACACCATGACCTACGACGAGCTAGTTACTAACATACGCAACTACACTGAAGTGGGGAGCAACGTCTTCTCCGCTTCAGTGATCAACACCTTTATTGAAATGGCGGAGAAGCGGATTCTGCGGGACATTGACCTTGATGTTTTCAAGGTGGAGTCTACCGGCACACTGACCGCCTCTAACAAGTTTCTAACGGCTCCGTCTAACATCCTGACGCACCGTTACCTGATGATCACCGTGAGCGGTGAGCAGGTGTTTTTGGACTTTCGGGATACATCTTTTATGAAAGAGTATTGGCCCGATGCCACAGTAACTGGGGTTCCTAAATACTATTCCGTTTGGAACCAGACCACCTTCTATCTCGCCCCTACGCCTAATAGTAACTATGCGGCGGAGATTGGGTATATCTATAGCCCGACGCAACTGTCTTCAGCTAACCCCACGACGTGGGTGAGCCTGAACGCGCCAGAGGCGTTGCTGTATGCCTGCTTGATACAAGCGTATAGTTACACCAAAGGTCCGGCTGAGATGCTAAAATATTTTAGCGACAGTTATCTGCAAGCAGTGCAAGGCTTGGGTATTGAACAACAGGGTCGTCGCCGTCGCGACGAGTACAGAGACGGGATGATTAGAATCCCCGTTAAATCGGAGTCACCGGGACCATAAACCATGTTCAGTATTGTAACAAGCGCACAGCTAGGGGAAATCAAAGCGACGAGCGTATCAGGCCGTGGCTTTACCCCCGAAGAAGTTGCCGAGCAGGCGCTTGTCAAGATCGTGTCGATAGGGGGTAACTGCCACCCGGTCATCCGCGATCAGGCTGAGGCGTTCAAAAACGATATTCGTGGGGTGCTAGTTCACTACATGAAGCAGGCTGTAAGGTCCAACCACACTACGTTGGCAAATAGATTCCGAGCCGCTGGGCACCCGGAACTTGTAAAATTACTGGAGAACTGAGATGCCTATCAGCATAACAACCGCAATGCCCACCAGCTTTAAGGTAGAAATCCTGAAAGCGGTGCATAACTTTACGGCCTCTACGGGTAACACCTTTAAGATTGCGCTGCTCAAAGCAACCGCTTCTGGCTCCGGCACGTATGGTGCTGCGACCACTAGCTACACCAACTTGAGTACGGACGAGCTGGCAAACGGCAGTGGTTACACCACGGGCGGCAATACATTGGTCTCCGTCACCCCGGTGGCGTCTAGCACCACAGCGATCTGCGACTTCTCGGATACTACGTGGAGTTCATCCTCGTTTACTACGTCCGGCGCTCTGATCTATAACGACACTGCTGCTGGTGATCCTGCGTGTGCGGTGCTGAGCTTTGGTGGTGACCAGACAGTAAGTTCCGGTGATTTTCAGCTGCAATTTCCAGCTGCTGCAGCCGCCACCGCAATTATACGCATAGCGTAATTGTGAAACAGTGCCGTATTTGTTTGCAGGAAAAAGAATATGCGGGGTTTTACCCCCGCGATTCTACTGTGGATGGGTACAGAAGCGAGTGTAAAAACTGCTGCGTAGAAAAATCAAAAGCTAGGTACCGAAAAGACTTGGAGGCTTCCCGTTTATGGCAGCGGGAAAATCACCGTAAAAAGCTGGAGCTAAACCCCAATTGGCATGTTGAGCATTACGCTGCTAATAAAGAACGAATGTCGGTTTATAACGCGGTGTACTATCGTGAGCGCAATAGGGAAAAAAGATTAGATCAAGCCAAACAGTGGGCGCAGGATAACCCCGGAATGGCAAACGCGAATAAAAAGGCTTATAAAGTAGCAAAAATAAAAGCTTGCCCCCAGTGGGTGCGCGATGATGCTGATCTAATGTGGATGATTTCCCAAGCGTATGAATTAGCAGTGCAGCGATCTAAAATGTTAGGTTATTCGTGGCACGTAGACCATATCGTTCCACTGCGCGGTAAAACGGTTTCAGGGTTACATGTTCCGTGGAATTTACAAGTGATACCGAGCGTAGAAAATATGTCAAAAAGCAATAAGTTTCGGGGGTAACTTGTGAGCGCCACTACCTATACTAAAGGTTATGGTGAAGGCGCTTGGGGCTTCAACGGCTTTGGGGGCATAGCCCCTGCGTATGAAGTAGATGGTGTTGCCGGTACTGGCGCAGTCGGTACAGTGGCTTTAGTGTATAGCACTAGCGTAGTCCCTACCGGGGTCCAAGGCACAGGTGACGTAGGGACAACTACCTTAGTGGTTGGTGACTCGGTTGTTGTAACGGGCGTTGAGGGCACAGGCTCAGTAGGAACGGCAGCGTTACAGATAGCCGTTGTAGCGTCAGGTGTAGATGGCACTGGAGACATTGGCACCGTTACACCCGTAATTATTACGAGCATTGTGGTAACAGGCGTAAGCGGCACCGGCAGCGTAGGCACGGTAGTAGTTCAGATTAACGATGCGGTTGTGGTTACCGGAGTTTCGGGGACAGGCGCAGTAGGAACAGTTAGCATCATCGGATGGACAGTGGTCCCTGATACACAGACCCCAAACTGGACAGGCGTAAACGATAGTCAAACCCCGAATTGGGTTGAAGTAAGCATAGCAGCTTGAGGACTTAAAACATGGCAACGTATGTAAATGACTTACGACTTAAAGAGATCACCACAGGGGATGAGTCAGGTACTTGGGGCACCAGCACCAACACCAACCTGTCGCTGGTTGCTGATGCGTTTAGCCTTGGCACCAAGCAGATGGCCGCTGACGCCAATGAAACCTTCACGATGCCGGATGCGACGGCTGACGGTACGCGCTCGCTGTACCTGAAGATTACCTCTGCGGTGTCCTTGACTGCAACGCGTACCGTGACACTTGGGCCGAACACGGTATCCAAGGTCTGGATCATCGAGAACGCTACGAGCGGCAGTCAGTCGATTACGATTGCTCAAGGCTCTGGTGCTACGGTAACAATCGCCACCGGCACAAAGGCGATGATAGTCACTGATGGCGCGGGCGCGGGCGCAGCGGTGTTTAACGCTAACCCAACGGTATCAGCAGGCACGGTGACAAGCGTAGCGGCGACAGTCCCTAGTCTTCTAAGCATTGCTGGCAGTCCGATTACATCATCCGGTACGCTGGCGTTTACTTATTCTGGCACTGCGCTTCCGGTTGCTAACGGTGGTACTGGACTCACTGCAGGCACTTCTGGCGGCGTCCTTGCGTACACAGCATCGGGAACGCTGGCTTCCTCGGCTGCGCTGACACAGTACGGCGTTGTATATGGCGGCGGTGCAGGGGCGGTTCCTGTAGCTAC